ATTCCCTCTTTATTTTATAGCAAGAATGGAAAATAAATGAGTGGAACAATCAATCTAAGTGATACACAGATTGCCGACAAAATAGCTAGACAAACATTTCAAGGAATGGGACTCTTGCAAACCCAATTAAGAGTAAACCTATTAGAGGAACAAAAAGTGAACACATACGAGAAACAGGTTATTAAGAATTTCATGAATATAGAATATGGATCAGCGGCTTCAATTGATCAATTGATTACGGCTTATGGCTACTTCGGGTCTGTTATTGATAGAGTCAAAGCCGGTGGATATGATGTTCCAAGGGATCTTCAAACTGCCTTTGACTCTTCCGAGAAGGACCTTAAAGAGAGGATTATGGATAATCGAAAAGCCAGGCTGGAAGGTCTTAAAAGGGACAGAGACGCTCTAGCTACGGCTGAAGAGAAGAGATCTAAAATTAATGAGGAGATCGCTAGGTTGGAGGAGTTAGTTAAGTAGATTTTTTACTATAATAGAAAAGAGAGGGAAGGACTTGTAAACCTTCCCTCTCTTTTATTTTTAGCTCTCTGATATAACCGACCTAGTTCCCCCATCCTTCTGTTCTAAGTGTGGAGGAGTCTGAGCCGTTGGAGGTCTTCCCTCTCCTTGAGGATTTCCATGAACTCCCTGTTGTATCCGCCCTAATAGTTGAGCCATTGGATTAGACGCCGTGGCCATGATTTGGATCTGAGTCATCTTCTGAGCCTCTTCAGCCTTGTACTCCCAAAACTCCTTGATCCTCTGCTCAGGATTGGGAACACTAAACTGGTCAAGAATATATTTAGGAGCCAGGGGCATTCCTATCCTAGATAGCTGTAGGAGTAACAACATTCTAGTACTCTGGGTCATCTGGTAGATAGAATTAGGCACTATTGAGAAGCGAAAATTCCTCATATGAATACGGGCTCTTTCGCTTCTACTACCACTTGTACCCAAGGGGGGTATATCTATATTATCAGGGACTAAAGTAGATGGGTCGAAGTCAAAGTCCTCTCTAGTTACTCCATCCCTACCTAATAGTTGGAACCTCTTTCTAACGTTATAGTACTCGAAGAAGTCCCCTTTCCATAACTCCCCTAGATCTCTTATGGAGGCTTCCATATTACGGCTCATGTCAGTAGCTAGGGGACCTGCCAGTTCAGCTAATTTCTCTATGGTATCCGACCCTGGTATCTGAGCAGCCTTAGCCATAGCCGTTAGATCATGGAGACCCATTAACTGGATTGCGCCTTCCTCAGATTGCTGCATGAATTCAAGAATATTGCCCTCCATTCCAAAATATCTTGGGTCCTGCATCAACTTAAATACTTCTCCCATCATATTATTAACGCCAATAACCGCTCCTCCCACTCTAGGATCAATCTTACCTATTTCTCCTGAGTATCTTGATTTGTCATAGACCATATTCGGTCTTAATCTAGCGTTACTGGAATCGTCATAAGCCCTAAGAAGAGATGTATAGAGGGCTTGGAGTTTAGCGGGTTCCTTAGTGATTGGTATACCGCAATATTCAAAGGGCCAGTCGTCAAGTCTAAATTTAACTAAAGGAACCTGTCCATGCCACGACCTGGAAGTGTCGTCATAGAGTATAGCTGTTCTAGTAGCTATAATATGTCGTCTATAGGGGAACATTCTAGCGTCATGATAGTTCGCTAAACGAGTTATAGGAAATCCTGTTCTAGGATCATTCATTCCTATAGGGATCGGCTGTCCATAGAAAGGAACCGTATATTCCCAAGGAGACCCCTCAACTCCCATTTTAATTGGAGCTAATCCCATATTAACCTGAGAGTCAAGTATATAAATATCGTATACTGTAACTAATTGTCTACCGGCTGGGTCTTCTCCTCTATAACCTCTCTGGGCTCCATAGGTGTTATGAACGGTTGGAGTAACTCTATCTATTAAGTTGTTAACTAATCTTCGCCACTTGCTAACAGCCTCTCCATCTGGAGATATAAGATGAGCTACTAGAGGATACCTTCTCATAACATGGAAGATAGGATATTGACGCCTTATAACAACCGCATAGCACTTCTGGAGGTCCCAATCCTCCGGGGATATCTGAACTGGTAAAACTGCGTCTACTCCTAATGCTTGATGAGTTATCTCCCCGTCTCCCGGAGCCCAATATCCAGGGTCCCATTCCTGAATTAGGTATCCAGTGCCCTCAACAGCCGCAAATTGGAGAGCCTCTCTTAATTTTCTGTCTGTAAAAGCTCCTACATATGAGTGGATATAGCCCTTATTTATAATCTCCTCTTGACCTTCCCAATCTTTATTATCCGTCTTAAAGGAGGCAATAGGTCTAGGATTAGACAAGGTTGCAACTACCTCCCTAACTCCCCGCTTGACAAAATTCTTGGAGGCTTTAGAGAGTGTTCTAGGGAGTTCATCAAATCCTATATCAGCCATGATTCTATGACTTATATCAACGAATCTATAGCCTGTTTGATTCTTTAAAAACGTCTCTCCTTCTTGGATACACTCATTCATCCAAGAGAGAATTCTTTGGGCCTGGGCTCTACTACCATCCCATTTATAGGGAGCTTCATATTTACTTGGACGGCTGTTTCCAGCCCCAGACCCTGTTATTATTGCTGGAGATTGGCCTCCCTGAGTTGTCGGCATTTCTTTCCTCCTACTAACAACGACCTATACGTTTTATATTATTCCAAAATAACTGTCCAGGTTCTAGGTGAAACTTAGTTCCCCAATAAATAGAGAGACCTGTAAATCTAGCATAACCATCTCCCATCCATACGCCATTAAGATAGTTCCAGCTGAAAAATATAGCGAACCAATAAAATGATAATCCAATATACCATTGACTCTTTTTATTATCTGGAGGTCCCATGAAGTTAAAGCTAAATCCAATTCTATTTAGAAGGAGAAAAATCCACCATCTATCTTCCGTGTCTAAATATCTCTCTAGCCAATCAACTGGGATTCTCATAAAATATAATAATCCTCGTGTCAGTAAGATCCATATCCTCTTCTTTTAGTCCAAATCCCTCTATGCCAACCGAGTAATAAGAAGGGACGGATAGCTCCTCGAATATGATCTTTCCATATTCTTCTTTACTAAGTCTATTCATAATTACTCCTATCCATCTCCATAGCTACGGAAAAAAACTCCCTAAAAGACGGGCTCTTATCACTCTCCCTGGATAGGGCTTCTCTATAGAGTTCTCTTGCATGGGGATCGGTTTCCTGACCCATCATCCAGGCTAGATTGGAGCGTCTTTGCTTTTCCAGGAACTCTTTCTGTTGGAGGAATCTCTCTTCCCTTTTATCATCAATGGTTTTAAGTTGATTATTTAGCTCTTTTATATATTTTCTATATTCACCTATAGACCTAATCTCAACTCTTTCGGCGTTCTTGGGAGTCTTAGAATCCACGCCACCAGCCACTCCAAGAGATCCATCAGCATATTTCCACACGACTATCGGAGTCTGAAGTTGCTGATGAGGAGACGAAGGCGAAATCCAAAGGATCTCAGCCTTTCCTTTACACTTAGGGCACGTCTCAACATCTCGGCTATAGTCTCTCTCAAAGATGTGTCCATTTTTGCATTCATAATTTAGTAGGGGCATCGGAATTCTCCTCTAATATAATAGTCCCATCCTCTATCCAGGCGTCAACTTGTTTGTCTCCCCAAATAAATCTCATAGTAGCAAGATTAGTCCAGGATAGATCTGGTTGGATGTTACTAGAGGTGGTGGCTTCTCTATATATCTTTTCCATCTCTTCGTAAGAAATAGGGTCCGCTTCTTTAATAATTGCCCCTATAAATTCCTGTGGTAGCTCCTTAGCTGTTTTAGTAGGAAGAATATCAGGCATTGGCAGATTCTTAACACACTCTTCATACTTTTCGTTTAACGCTTCGTAAGTTATATTTTCCATTTTTGTCCTCTTTCTCTTTATATAACCTAGTTAGATTCTCCAACAACCTCTTGTCAGCCTCACAAGAGGGACAATTGATTCCCAGAATCATATCGGCCATATGTCTTAAAACAGTTTCTCTATGAAGTAGCGCCTCTTTTTCTTGTTCAACCATAAACCAATACCCTCGAATCACTCTTATCAGGAATTCTCTCCACATACCTAGATCCCCTACCAACTAAGGTATCTCCTTCATATATCGGCAGTCTTTCTAGGGAAGCTTCATAAGAGCGCTGCTCTATAAATGCAGTTGGTACAGTACCATAAACTTCAGGATCATACCATGCGCAAAGCAGCATAGCTGGACCCATTACTCTATCATCATGTTGACCTTCACTAGCTTCAATTCTTTGTTTATCTAGGTTATACTCTAAGGTCGCCATCTCCCTTACTAGATATGGAGATCTAATTTTAAAGTTGCCGTCTCTTACTAATTTACGAAAGAGAGAAATCATCTTAGGACGATTGGATCTATCCGTTCTCCATCCAATTCTATCTTTTATAGATCTAGGACGCCTATTAAATTGTTGACCAGTATCTCCAATCATGGTGAGATCCATCTGTCGGAAGAAGTTACCATATCCTCTCTTTAGCATTTCAGTCTGAACTGAGTCTCCTACTATATTGGTCTCTATAACTGCTAAAGGTTCCTGCCATTCACTATCAAATCCACGCACAGTAAATAGATGGCATAGACAGTATACATATGCCCATAAATCATGGGGAGCTACTTTATTCGAGGCCCATTCAGCTACTTGTTCGTCTGGATGCCAGGGAGTGGCTTTTTTAATGACTCCCACAACGGATGAGTCTTGTCCCACTCCCTCGGATGGATCACAATAAACTCCATAGGTCTCCCCTCTTATAGGCCACTCCCATATGAAGGTCTTTAGATCGGGATTACTATCCGGCCAGCCATCAGTTTCAATGGGATCCAAGTTAAATGTCTCAAGAAGATCTCCATCTCCACTAAATGCTTTAGCTATAACTGGATCTCCTATAACTCTTTGATCACTATAGATAAAGGGGATTGAGTCTCCTGAAATTTGGTAGGTCCCAAGAGGGATAGAAGTATTGGATTCGGTTCTTACCTCCGTCATAGTCTCAATTGAGAAGACTGAAGGGTTACTATTCTGGAAAGCCTCATCAGCGCTGGCAGGGAGTTCTTGTAATAATAGGTGAAGCTGACCTAATTCTCTTGCCTCTTCATACTTTAAGTAGTACCACCATTTCTGCCTAAAACCCATCTCCCATTGTGATCCCAAGAATCTCTTTAGGAGAGGTGTATTATCAACATAGACTTTCGCGGCTAGGGCGTGTTTCTCTACATATTCAGGAGGTTTCCATCCTTCGGGGGCTGGTCTCCTTCGCCAATCCCACTCTGTTGGGTAGAGGTCTGTTCCTATATACCAGGGGAGGAAGACTGGTTTGTATCTAGCAAGACCTCTTGCGTCCATTTTGACGTTGTATTCCCAAGTCTTATGCCACCAGTTTCCCAGACCATTGGCGGTAGACTCCAAAGCAAGGATAGCAAAGGGGTTTTCGTGCATCGCTAGATAGAGGGATGCGTCAACGAGTTGTTCCGGCTCAAGAAATGTGGATAGTTCGGATAAGTGCGCAATTGTTGGTGTTGCCCCACGGGCTACTCCTCCTTTTTGGTTGCCCCATTGGACATTAACAGATGAGTTGAGATCAGCGAATTCAACAAGTTCTCCAGCTCTATAGGCTGTTTGTCGTGGTCGGATCCACCAAGGAAGTTGATTCCATAGAAATTCTAGCTTCTCCACCATCTTCCTAGATTTCTTCTCCTCAGCAGATCCCGTATATGCTCCAACATTCTGGTAGAAAAATACCCTATGACCTAGAATTATCTGCCATAGAGAAGTAACTCCCAATTGTCTAGCCTTGAGGAACAGATACATTAGGGCAATGCCTAGTTCCTCATCTATAGATATTAGATATAAAATAATTTGTTGGGCTATATTAGGATCAAAGAAGACAATCTTAGCTAGCCAGTCTTCTATCTTAGCGTAATTACGGGAGAAGTAGTAGAAGTCAAGTTTACAGAAAGTACTTTCGACCAATATCCATAGGCGTTCCTCACGGGTGAAGTCTCTTATAAGGAATCCTTTGGAGTCTAGGAGGGTGTTAAAATGGGCACTCATCTCTTCTCGCTCACCATTACCAGGTGAACGTATCGACCATCTAGGAGAGAGATCATGTTTTTCTCGTATGATCTTCTCTGCTCTAAGGATATTACTTTCTGTTACTTTTTGGGAATACAATTACTATAGTACTCCTTGAAACATACAGCATGATAGTGCTGTGGATACGTTCTGTTAATACTTGTTCCTATACTTAATCCTATAATAGGTTTTCTACATTCTGTACAAACCTTGGATCCAAAGAAGAACAGAAACCACTGCTTTAATAGTAGAGATGCTAGGCGAAACTTTCTCTTTACTCTATATAATAGGCTATATGCTATAACTTCGTTATAGTCTGGGACATAGTATTTCTTACTAAGATTCAGTCCCTCTTGAGTTTTAGGCCTTCCATCTACTAGAAAGTGGGTATTAAACATCTCACTAGCAGCCTGGATTCTCTTCTTAGAGTCACTTAGAGGGCTTCGTTTTTCAGGAGGAGTCTCACCATCTATTCGCCTCTCAGCATATAATTTATCTAGTTTCATCTTCTCTCCTTACGCTAGAGTAGCTGGAAGTAACAGATCTAAGAAGATTATCTAGTCTTCCCACAATCTCAATTTTAAGGGTATTTAGTTCTTCTATATACTCATTGAACGTTAATGTAGTAGGAGAATGCGAATCTTCCGGTTCCCGTCTAAATCTAGCTTCAGTAAATAAATGTCTTACCATTCCTATCTCAGACAGTATAGCTTGTTCGAGAATATACTGACGTTTACTTTCCTCCGTTGTCATTTTCATCTTGTTCCCTTCTTACTTCATTATCAATATCAATAATAGTATCGCTAAACTGTAATAGGGGAGTCTTCATCTTTTCCTTTTCACTTTTCAACATGATATTGTTCTGTTGATTATTTATCTGGACGTTGACACTATTTCCTTTCTCATCTATAACTCCAGCTATCTTTAGAGGAAGCTCCCTCTCTCTAATGTCAGCGTTATCAGACTTAGCCCTTTCTATAACCTTCTCCATAATTTCGGTGGAAGCCATTATAGCCATGCCTCTTGCAGCGTTCTGCATTACATTCATTACCCCATTTTGTAACTCAGTCTGAAAAGTTCCAGCATCGAAGTTTAGTGAATGACATACTTGGTTAAGAGTTGGGGGTTCTGGAATCTCTCCCCTTTTATGCTGTATCTCCCACTGTTTATATAGAAGAACTACTCGTAGCCACTTCTCATCGGCGTTATCTCCTTGCCCAGCTACTAGAGACTCGATCATATCTATAGCTCTCTGCCTACTTTGGAACATCTGTATGGCCCACCAATCAACCGAGCCTACTTGATTAGGTGGAGGGGCGCTTAGTTTAGGTTTCATTCTAGCTAGACCACTACGACGAGTCACCAAAGTCCCATCTTTATTGATCGGATAGTTGAGTATCTCGCTAATAGAATTACTCATTTTAGTTCTCCAAAAACCATTCCGTCCCTAAACATATAAAGCATCCCAAAAATAGACCCATCCCATATACTAATCCAAATATCCAGGTTAGGAGAAGAAGTATACTTATAAATATTCCCCACTCTATTAAGTTAATAGTTTCTTCTCGGTCCATAATCCCTCCATGCATCTTCAGGGTTAGGCTGGAAAATTCCTTCGTAGGAGATCACCTGAACGTCATCCTCGGTAGAGGGTTCCAAGGAATTTTCAGTCTGATCCGGAAATACTCTCTCTAATACCTTAGCTATTCTCTCTAGGGCTTTCGCAACCTTGGATAGATCCGCCGTTATCTGTATCAATGCCATTTGACTTCTCCTTAGTTATATATTTATCTTTAACCAGGTAAGTAAGAGGTCCCTGCTCGTCTCTTTGTATTAATCTAAATCCTACTAGTCTAATAATAACTCCAGGGAGAGTGTTAGGATCTTGGCCTGTATACATAACGGGGAGAGTTACAGGAGAGGATGTCTCTAAAACCGGAACTAATTCCCAGTATCCATCTTCTATATAAGGAATTGGATTAATTAGTCTAGCTGCAATATCTTCCAGACTAAAGCTATAAGTTGTTTGTCTCATTTTTCTCTTTATCTCCTAAATTTGACGTTAGGTTTAGTTACTTGAGCCATTGAACCCTTTGATGGTAAGGGTGTAGTGGGAAGCTCCTTTGGAATATCGGGAGGAGTGGCTATTAGGTCGTCAAGAGTAACTTCCGGTAATTGAGATGGAAGGGTAATAGTAGATCCTTGACTAGATACAGTATCTTCTGTTCTAGCTCTACCTACGTCTACCGTTCGGGCAGCTCTCTTCTCTTGAGGCGCAAGTTCATTAATGTCAATCCTACCCACCGTCCCGTCAGGTCTGATATATTCAGCCTCGACTGGAAGACCAAATTCCCTACGGGTCTTATCTGGAATAGGAGTAGACAACTTCTCCTCCTCTAGGGACTTAATAACATTACCTAAACCTGATTCGCCAAAATGAATATTTAATCTAACATTTCTTTCCAGATCTAATTCCACTTCGGCATTAAGTATATGAGAGTCATCTTCCAGCTTCTCTAGGCGTGTCTTAACGTTCCATCCTACTTTAGGATAGGTAATATTTATCCTTTGGAGACGATTCTGCTTGGATAGCCCTTCTTGCACTAGAGATCTTAGTTTCTCCGTTAAGTTGATTATCTCGTCACTTAATAGACCTATATCACTAAGTAACTTATCTGTCAAAACCATTAAGTGCTTTTCTATGGCTTTAGATACTTCTAGTCCGGTTAGAGGTTTTGCTTGTCTATTTTGAAGAGATCCTGCTATATTTCTAGGAGGTACTTCTATTGCCATTATTTAATCTCCCTAGATGTAGGCTTAAAATCAGGTTCTATATAGATTTTAGATCTAATAATAGAGTCCTTAGCTAACAGGAGATTTCTTAAAGCTATCGTCCTTTCGGGATTTCTAGGCGCAACCTTGACTATCCACTCAGCTAAAGTATCAAAATGGTAACTAATTGGCTGTAAGTCGGGTGGTAAATGTGAAGATATAAAAAACTGTAGAATGGGATCGTTTTCGTTAGACATTAACTTTCTCCTTCTTATCAATCTCGAATCCAAACTCCTTGGTTATAGATTCAGCAGTTCCACTAGGTAGGGTAAATAGCGTTGGAATAAGGGCTTTAAGTAGTCCTCTAGCCATTCTCTCTTTTTGGTCGAAGCTAAGTCTACCAAGGATTTTTGCCATTCTGGAGGTGTTATCGCATTCGGCTGCTATAAGAAATTCAGACATATCTAGTTCTAGTTTTTTATTCACTTAGTTGGACTCCTTCTCAAGATAGTATTCTTGGAACTTACAGTCCGGAGCGCATCCTCGGTATGTGGTATCACACTCTTTTAGATGAAATGGTTTCTCCTCTATTAAGGTGTATCCATCTTCAAACGCTTTTGCGGGGGACCAAGAAGTATAGCCGTCATCATAGATTACATAGTATCCTCCTGATGATGGATTATGTTTTGCCATATAGTGGTGGTCAACTTCCACTACCGGATAATTTGTAAAATATAGATAGGCTCCTCCGCTTCCGTCAATAACAATTACTTTGTCAATCTTCACTGCATTAACCTCTTTATGACACTTATATCTAGGAAAGGTCTTTTTGTCCGACACTCTTGTTACTCCTTACTTTTGATTTAAAGAAACATTTTTCACTTGACTTAATAGGTTTTTGATTATGGAATTCCTCGGCGGGTAATTTATTCTGTAGATCAGTTAATTTATATCTTATATTATTAACCGGATCTATCCACCATTCAGGTTTTTTCTTATTAGATTCCATAATTACTTCTCCTACTTACTACTAATTTATTGGGACTTATAACATTTAGTTTCTGGCATTACAATAGCCTCTTGAAAGATTTTGAAATCTGTGATATATCTTCAGGGCCAAAGCAGGAGGAATCTTAAAAGGATAGTCGCTTCGCTCCTTCTTTTATTAAATAGCTTCGCATTCCTATATTTCCCTATTATTCTAGGTAATTTCTTATTATTCTCTAATATTTCCAATACTATGTAGTAATCTACCTAGATCTTTTTCTACTAAAGAAAAACTAAAAAAAAA